AGGTAGACAAAGATGGTTAAGAAAGCTTAGAGAAACACCTGGGCCACATAACTACAAAAGAAATTATAGAAAAAAAACAGGAAGATAAAATGACAGATGTAAAATTATTACGCCTCACTACAGGCGAGGACATTGTAGCAGAAGTAACATTTTCGGATGATAAAATAACTACAATCAAAAAACCTTTTGTACTGATACCAATGGCTCAAAACCCTGGCGCAAATCAAGAGAGTAAATTATACTTTTCACCTTTTATACCATTTGCAGAAAATGATGAATTTGATATTAAAGAAGAAAATATAATAACAGTCAATGAACCTAAAACAGAAATTAGAGATAATTATTTAAATTACATTGGTGCTATTGTACCAGTAGAGAAAAAGATTATAGCATGACAGATGAAAAAGATAACAGAGATAATGTAGTTGTTGGGCCTTGGGGTAACACACCTGTAGAAAACAATGGTGAATGGATTAAGGAAAAATACTCAAAGGCATTAGAAAAGAATAATACTACACTTAAAATGCAAGAGAAACTTGCTAGGATTGATATTATAACTGAAAATATTATGGTACAATTAATTCATACTATATCTGAAAATGGTTATGATATTGCAGATGAAAAGTTTATTTTAGATATTGGATTTTTATCAGAAGTAATTAAAGGTGCTCTGGCAAGACAGGAAAAATTGCCACATATTGTACAAGGACTTATTGATAATTTAATGACACCAGATAAAACTAGAAATGAGGATGGCGTAGATTTACATTATTCAAAGTTTGATGCACCATTACTAGCAGACTTAGTTGAAATGGCTGAAGAAATAAGTGAAGATACTGAAATATCATTTGAACCAGATGCAGAATTAGAAACAGACCCAGATAAAATATCAGAATGGAAAGATGATAAAAAAGGTAGTTTACATAATATGAGAAATGAAAAACTACATGACAAAGATGATGATGAAAAAGATGATGAGTGAAAGAGAACCATATTCAGACCCAATGACACCAGAAGAAATTGAAAGGTTTCAATGGCAAGAAGACTACTATGAAATGTATAGAAAGTTAAGAGAACAAATTTCAAGTAGAAGAAAAAGAAGGTGGGGATATTAAAACGAATTACAATAATGTAATAGCCGATATGACTATACGAGGCTCTAACTTAGTTATAAACAATAATAATCATAGGAGATTATAACATGGGTAGAAAGAAACTATCAAAAACACAAAGAGTAATTAATGCGTTCGAAAGAGGGGATGTAATTACATGGACACAATTAAGAAACACATTTGACCTAACTTCACCACAAGCAATGGTGGATAAATTAAGAAGTCAAGGTTATATGATATACATCAACAAAACTGCTGATGGTACATCATATCGTATGGGTGAACCAACACAAGCAATTATTAATGCTGGTGTAGGTGCTGTACTAATGAACGGCAGAGCAGATAAAACAATTATCGCTGCTGGAATCAAAGCACTTTATGGTAATGGCGTTCAATTCGCTTCTTAATTATTTAAGAATTAGTGGGGTGACTTTCGGGTCACCCTTTCTAAACAGGAATTTAATATGATATTAGTTGACATGAATCAAATCTCTTTAGCATCTTTAATGATGCATTTGCACATGAATAAAGGTGAGTTAGATGATGAAATGGTCAGACATATGATATTAAATTCTGTACGAATGTATAGAACAATGTTTAATGAAGACTATGGTGAAATAGTTCTTACTTACGATTCAAGAGCATATTGGCGTAGAGAAATCTTCCCACAATATAAACATAGTCGTAGAAAAAGTAGAGAATCAGATGGCAAAGATTGGGATAGTATTTTTGGAGTTCTGAATGAAATTAAAAATGAGATAAAAGAATTTCTACCCTACAAAGTTGTAGAAACTTATGGGGCAGAAGCAGATGATGTAATTGCAATATTATGTAAACATTATCAAAGTGAAAAAATCATGATTGTATCAGGTGATAAAGACTTCATACAGTTACAAAAATATGACAATGTAAGACAATACAGTCCGATTACTAAAAAACATGTAAATGGTGTTGACGCAGTTGTCTATATAAAAGAACATATACTAAAAGGTGATAAGTCAGATGGCGTTCCAAATGTATTATCACCCGACCATACTTTTACAGATAATTTAAGGCAAAGACCTTTGACATCTAAAAAGATGAATAGTATATTGGCTCAAGACATTGATGATTTAGATGATGAAGTGAAACGAAATTATCAAAGAAATGACAAACTAATTAATTTGGATAATATACCAGAAGAATTAGAGGAAAATATCTTAGATGATTTTAAAGGTGCTAACTGTGGTGACAGAAGCAAACTACTAAATTATTTTATAGATAAAAGACTGAAAAGTTTAACTGAACAAATTGGAGAATTTTAAAATGGCAAACGGCGTAACATTATTGTTTTCAGAAGTGCTTGATAAAGTACACAAAGCAAAAACAAAATCAGAAAAAATAGCAATACTAGTTATCAATGATAACAGTTCATTAAGAATGGTATTGAAATCATCTTTTGACCCTAAAATTGAATGGGTTATACCAACAGGTGAAGTACCATACAAAAAAAATGATGCTCCTGCAGGAACAGAACATACTGTTCTTCAAAGTGAAGCAAGAAAGTTATGGCATTTTGTAAAAGGTGCAGACAATGAAACAACACAGGCACAGAAAGAAAATATGTTTATTCAAATGTGTGAAGGTTTACATGAATCTGAAGCAGAATTATTAATTGCAGCAAAAGATAAAAGACTACATCAAGTATATAAAGGTTTATCGAAAGATGTAGTAAGAGAGGCTTTTAAATGGGATGAAAATTTCATGGTTGAAGAAGCACCAAAATATCCACAGGCACCTGGTAGTGCATCTGGCATATAAAGTTCTTGACAAGTCTTGTCAGACCTGTCATAATAGCTTCAAAGATGAGGATAAGTTAAAAGTTCCCGTTCACACCAGCTCACTCTCTCTCTCGACCTCATCATAGAGCTGGCGTGAACACCTTATTAGGTATTATATTATGAGTAAGATTAAAAAGATACCATACAAATTCGTACATGTTATTTGGATTGACATAGTATCCGATAGTGCATGGAGAAGTATAGATGATGTTAAAGAAAGTAAATTACCTAGATGTTTAAGTACAGGTTTTTTAATTGATGAAGATGATGAAGTCATTAGATTAGTTAGTGACTTTAATTTTAGTGAAGATGGCAGTATTGATGATTGTGGTAATTCTACAATTATTCCTAAATGTGTCGTAAAAGAGGTCAAAGAGGTTACATAATGAAAAAAATACTTCTAGTAATATTAATGCTAGGGTGTACAAATTCATATGGAAATGAAATAAAATGTCTAGCAGATAATGTATACTTTGAGGCAAGAGGTCAAGGACAAGCTGGATGGGTAGCAGTTGCACAAGTTACACTAAATCGTGTACAAGATAAAAGATTTCCAAATACAATATGTGAGGTTGTCAAACAAGGGTTAACATATGAGAGTGGACACCCAATCAAAAACAAATGTCAATTCAGTTGGTATTGTGATGGTAAATCTGATAACATAATAAACCATAAAATTTATGATGATATAATTGAATTAGTAAATTATGTTCTAGACCAAAAGTTATTTGATTTTACCGATGGTGCAACTCACTATCATGCAGATTATGTTAGACCCGATTGGGCAAAAACTAAAACTAAAACGATTGAAATTGAAGACCATATATTTTATAGGTGGGAAAAATAATGTTTGAACATGTAATCAGAACACCTTTCGATATGAAACCTGTTTTTAATCCTTGTGAAAAACCAAAGTTTAACGCAAATGAAACAGACATTTTTATACAAGCTCAAAAAAGAATTGAGTTAGATAATTTAGGTAAAAATATTTACTTTGAAACACCACTTGCTATAGAAGAACAATTAGTATTTAAGACAGCACAAAGACTAGGATTGTTTAATCAGAAAAGTGATTACAGAGTTTTGATTGATTGTGATAATATACAACAATTAGGATTGGCAATAGAAGATGATGTAGTCATTATGCACAATGGTAAATTAGAAGCATGTTTCGTAGCCTTTCCGTCATCATGGAATGCTGGTGAAAAGGTTGGTAAAAGTTTAGAAGAATTACACGAACCGATTGCAGATAATGAAGCATTACTTCGTGCATCAAATGGCATCATGAGAGCCATGACAAGTGGACAATCATTTCATAGATATACTTGGGGTATATCATCATTAAATGGATATAGTAATCATCCATTATATGAGAAACCAGAGTTTGACAGTTTAGATGATTTGACATTTAGAGTTGAACATGAAAGGACTGCTACAATTATTGAGGGGACCACAGCAGTCTTCTTAATACATGTTGATATCTACCCTCTAAAAGATGTCTTAAAGACTGATTTTGGACTGATTAAGGGGGCTATTGACAGTATGAGTGAGAGTGTGTTACAATATAAGAATCTAATAAAAGTAAAGGAGTTGATGAATGAATATATTTTATCTACATGAAGACCCAATACAAAACATCAAATGGCATGTTGATAAACATGTTGTAAAGATGGCAACAGAATATGCACAATTACTATCTACTGCACACAGGTTTTTAGATGGTGAATTGTACGAAGACAGAACAAAAAATAATCATAGAATTAAAAGGTGGAAACTACCTGATAATAGGGAAAGTATACTTTATAAAGCAAGTCATGTGAATCATCCTTGTAATGTGTGGGTGCGTGAAAGTAAATCAAATTATCGTTTGATGTACCAGATTTACATGGCTTGTCTATCAGAGTATACATATAGATATGGAAAAATACATGGTGCATCGAAACCATCTATTAGTCTACTTAGGGCACCAGACAATATTAAAGACATTGGATTGACAGAATTACCTCAAGCAATGCCAGACTATTGTAAGGTGATAGGAAATCCAATTCAGGCATATAAAAATTATTATATAAATGAAAAGAATGGATTTGCTAATTGGAAAAATAGAACGAGGCCAGAATGGTATGGAAATATATAATAGTAAAGACTTAGCAGATGATGTTGAGTATTTGAAAATGACAGTTAAAAATTTAGAAAAAACAGTTAGTGACTTAGAAAAGAAAATTGTATCACTAGAATATTCATGTGACACAAACAGTAATGATATAGAAGCAGTAAATGCTGCTATAGATGATATGGAACCAGATATAGCGGAAGTAGAATATCCGACTGATACTTATTAAGGAATAATATGCCAACATATACATTTAAGAATAAAGATACAGGTGAAGAATTTGATAAAGTAATGAAAATTGCTGAGAAAGAACCTTATCTAAAAGATAATCCAAATATATCAGCAGTAATAACTGCACCTAATTTTGTGGGTGACCACATTGTTAAAAGAATGGATGGTGGTATGAAAGAAACTCTACAAAAGATTGCAGACAAGAATCCTAATACACCGTTGGCAGATAGATTTTCTAGGAAGTCTGCAAAAGATATACAGAAAGATAAAATAGTTAACAAGTATAATTTGAAAGACACCATAGTATAAATACTATTGTGATATAGTCAATATATTGTTACTAATAGATTATACACAGGGGGCTGACTGACGGATTAGTTGGCCCCTACTTTTACATTGGTATGTATTATGAAAACAAGAAATTTTGTACAAAAATATTTGAAGAAATTTTGTAAATCAAAAGTTGAGAAAGATAGAAAGAAAGAATCCAAAAAGGGTTATGTAAAACACAAAGGTGATATGAGTGGCGAAACCAGAAATAAATGATGTGATAGAGCATTCTGAACCTACTTTCGAAAGAGTTGTAACAGGTAAAGTTGTTCAATTATTAGATAATCAATTTGTATATGAAGTTCATAAGGTAGTTGAGAAAGGTAGAGAAAAAATACCTGCAGATAAAACAAGCACAAGAATGTGTTTATATAATGATTCTGATGAATCATGGAAAAAAATTTAAGGAATAATTATGTCAAGAAAGAAAGAAATTAGTTCAGGTGATTTAGTAAAAATTCAACCAATTACAGACAATCAAAAATTAGTATTCGAAGGTTACAAAGCAGGTAAGAATGGTTTCTTATTTGGATGTGCTGGTACAGGAAAAACATTTGTATCTTTATATCTTGCAATGCAAGATGTTCTTAAACAAGGAACAGCATTTGATAGAGTTGTAATAGTTCGTTCACTCATACCGACAAGAGAAATAGGATTCTTGCCAGGTGATGAGGAAGACAAAGCTGCATTATATCAAGTGCCATATTCAAACATGGTACAGTTCATGTTCAAACAACCAAATGAAGATGCATTCAGAGGATTGTATGATGCACTTAAAAGACAAGGAAGTCTACATTTTGTTTCTACCTCATTTTTGAGAGGTTTAACTTTTGATAACTCAATCATTATAGTTGATGAATGTCAAAACTTAAACTTTCATGAATTAGATACTATCATCACAAGAGTTGGACAAGATTCAAAAATAATTTTCTGTGGTGATTTTAGTCAAACAGATTTAACTAAAACAAATGAAAGAAACGGCCTACATGATTTTTTAAGAATTCTAGAAAATATGGAAGAATTTAATTGTGTAGAATTTGATATCCCAGATATCGTAAGGTCAGGCTTTGTGAGAAACTATCTCATAGAAAAGACCAAACTAGGTATAGGAGTAGATTTGTAAAATGAATATTAGTCAAGAGGGATTGGCTCTCATAAAAAAGTTTGAAGGTTGTAGGTTAAAAGCTTATAGATGTTCTGCAAATGTATTGACAATAGGTTATGGTCATACAGGTGGAGTAAAAGAAGATGATAACATATCACAACCAGAAGCTGATGAATTGTTAAAAGAAGATATTGCAAAGTTTGAGGAATATGTTAGTGATAATGTAATAGTTGAATTAAAACAATATCAGTTTGATGCATTAGTTGCTTGGACATTTAATTTAGGCCCTGGTAATCTAAGAGAATCAACAATGTTAAAAAAATTAAATGACGCTGATTATACTTCTGTTCCATTTGAAATGAGAAGGTGGAATAAAGCTGGTGGTAAAACACTAGATGGTCTAATTAGAAGACGCCAAGCAGAGGGTTTACTATTTGAAAATAAAGAATGGCACCAAGTATAAATTATGAAAAATTATGAAATTGAATTAAATGATGAGTTATATTATTTCCCTGAATTAAAAACTAAAACAGTTGATAAGAAAAGATTTTATGTAACACCAGAAGGTAAAGAGTATCCCTCTATCACCACAGTATTATCACCTAGAAATAAAGAAGGTTTGATGAAGTGGAGAAAGAGAGTTGGTAATGATGTGGCCAATCATATTGCAAGTAAGGCTGCAGTTAGAGGTACGAAAGTACATAAGATGTGTGAAGATTGGTTAAATCAAGATTTTAGTTATGAAACATGGGAGAAACATAAGAAAGACTTTCTACCATACACTTTATTTAATCAGTTAAAAAATAAGTCTTTTGAGTTCATAACTGATGTATATGGGCAAGAAGTAACTTTGTATTCTGATAAATACAAAGTCGCAGGGAGAGCGGATTTGATAGCAAACTATGAACATCAGCTATCAATAGTAGATTTTAAAACATCTACAAATGAAAGAAAGGATTCATTTAATGAAAATTATTATATTCAAACTACAGCATATGCTGAAATGTTTGAAGAATTGACAGGTCAACCTATCAATCAAATAGTAATTTTAGTTGTGACGGAAAATGGTACAGTACAAAAGTTTGTTAAAGATAAACAAGAATACCTACCATTGTTAGAGGAAACATTAGATGCGTGGTACAAATGATGCATATGACATTTACAGAGAGTGCAGCTAATCAAGCAAAAGTAATTCTTGCAAGTGAAGATGCAGGACTTAACCTTCGTTGTTTTATACAAGGAGGCGGATGTTCTGGTTTTCAATATGGATTTACTTTAGACCAACAGAAAGATGAAGATTGGGTATTTGAAACCAATGGTGTAAAACTTCTTATAGACCCAATGTCTGGTGTTTATTTTGAGGGTGCAACTATTGACTATACTAATGACCCATTAAATGGTAGTGCGTTTACTATAAAAAATCCTAATGCCAAATCTACATGTGGATGTGGTTCAAGTGCGGCATTTTAACCTTGACAAATAGTGTTATACCTAGTATAATGGTTTTAAATAATTGGAGTATATTATGGAATTAAATAGAGATGGCGATGGGTTTCTCATCAATACAAGTGATTGGTCAGAAGATGTCATGAATCAAATGGCAACAGATGATAACTTTGAAATCACAGAAGAAATCAAAACTTATATAGACAAAGCAAGAGAAATGTATAATGCAACAGGTACAGTTCCCGCTGTTCGTAATTTTGCAAAAGAGTTTGGTATGGATAGAAAGGCAAGTAAATTATATGATGTCTTTAAATCAGGCCCAATGAAAAAGATTGCAAAATATGGTGGTTTACCTAAACCAACAGGTTGTGTTTAATGGCAGATGATAAAAACA